TTTAGACGCAAAGTTTCTTACTATTAAGGATACATATGTCCATTGAAAAATCACTTTACGCTGCGCCAGAGGGTATTGAGTCCCTAATGCCTGAATCAGAAGAAGACGGCGGCATTGAAATTGAGATTGTTGACCCTGAAGAGGTGACAATTAACGTTGGTGGCATGGAAATTAAGATTGACGGCAGTGAAGAAGACGATTTTGACGCCAACTTAGTAGACTATCTCCCCGAATCAGTGGTGACTGGGATCGTAACTGACCTGATTGGCGACTATGACGATGACGTCAACTCCCGCAAAGACTGGATGCAGACCTATGTAGACGGTTTAGAGCTCTTAGGGATGAAGATTGAAGAGCGAGCCGACCCTTGGGTTGGTGCTTGCGGTGTTTACCACCCCCTCCTGTCTGAAGCTTTGGTTAAATTCCAAGCTGAAATCATGATGAGCACGTTCCCTGCCGCTGGGCCGGTGAAGACTCAGATCATTGGTAAAGAAACCCCCGAGAAAAAAGACGCCGCCACCCGTGTTCAAGATGATATGAACTATCAACTGACAGATGTGATGACGGAGTTCCGCCCAGAGCACGAAAGAATGGTCTGGGGTCTTGGCCTTTCAGGTAACGCCTTTAAGAAAGTCTACTTTGATCCAAGTTTTGACAGACAAACATCAATATTCGTCCCGGCTGAAGATCTGGTTGTGCCTTACGGCGCGTCCGACATTCAAACGTCCCCTCGCGTTACGCACGTTATGCGAAAAACGGAAAATGAATTACGCAAGTTACAGGTTGCTGGATTCTATGCCGACATTGACCTTGGAGAGCCCAACAACACGCTGGATGAAGTAGAGAAAAAGATCGCAGAGAAGATGGGATTCCGCGCTTTGTCGGATGACCGCTACAAAATCCTTGAGATGAACGTAGAGCTCGACCTTGAAGGGTACGAGCACACCGATAAAGACGGCGAACCTACGGGAATTGCTCTACCTTATATTGTGACCGTTGAATACGGAAGCATGAAGTGTCTGGCTATCCGCAGAAACTGGAAACAAGGTGACAAACTCCACACCAAACGCCAGCACTACGTCCACTATGGCTACGTTCCAGGTTTTGGCTTCTACTGTTTTGGCCTGATTCACTTAGTTGGCGCATTTGCCAAGTCTGGTACGTCTATTCTGCGTCAATTGGTGGATGCAGGAACACTGGCCAACTTGCCCGGCGGCTTTAAGACCCGTGGACTCAGAGTTAAAGGTGACGATACCCCAATCGGCCCAGCTGAGTGGCGCGATGTGGACGTACCAAGTGGGACTATCGCAGAGAACATCATGGCTCTGCCTTATAAAGAGCCATCACAGGTGTTGGCTTCTCTGCTCGATAAGATTGTCGAAGAAGGCCGCAAGTTTGCTTCTGCAGCTGACATCCAAGTTGCCGATATGTCTGCCAACTCTCCCGTTGGTACGACACTGGCCATCCTTGAGAGACAGTTAAAGGTAATGACCGCTGTTCAGGCGCGCATTCACTATTCCTTTAAGCAAGAGCTGGCTCTGCTACGCGACATTATCAGAGACTACACGCCATCTGAGTATTCTTACCAACCCGAAGAGGGATCCCGCAAAGCCAAACAGTCTGATTACGATTTAGTCGATGTGATCCCAGTGAGCGATCCCAACGCGGCCACGATGGCGCAGAAGATTGTTCAGTATCAGGCGGTGATCCAGCTGTCCCAACAGGCTCCTCAGATCTATGATCTACCCCAGCTCCATAGACAGATGCTTGATGTACTCGGTATTAAGAACGCCCAGAAGCTGGTACCTCTACCAGACGATGAGATGCCAAAAGACCCAGTCAGCGAGAACATGGCCGCACTAAAGGGTATGCCAATGAAGGCGTTTATCTACCAAGATCAACAAGCCCACATTGCCACCCACCAGACGTTCATGCAAGACCCATTGATTATGAAGACCATAGGCCAGAACCCACAGGCCAACATGATCATGGCCTCTATGCAGGCTCACATTGCAGAGCACTTGGGCTTCCATTATCGTCAGTTAATAGAGAAGCAAATGGGTGTGCCATTGCCCGGCCCAGAAGAGAAATTGCCAGAGGATGTGGAAGTCCAGCTGTCACAGCTCATCGCGCAGGCAAGTGCCCAGTTACTGCAGGCCAATACCGCACAAGCCCAACAAGCTCAAGCGGCGGCTATGCAACAAGATCCTCTGATCCAGATGCAACAACAAGAGTTGCAGCTTAAGGGTCAAGAGGCACAGCGTAAGGCTCAGAAGGATGCGACTGACGCCCAGCTCAAACAATCGCAGCAACAGATTGAACGTGATCGTATCGCTACCCAAAAGGAAATTGATATGGCGCGGATCCAAGCTACGGTACAGAAAGATCAGCAGGAACTAGCTCAAGACGCACAGGCCGAGAAAAACAAACTCTTGGCTGAAATCATGAGGAATAAACAATGATCGACAAATATCTAAAACTTCTAGCTTCCAAGATAGATGACAAAGTATCCCAACTCCAAATGTCAATAGCCGATGGCAAGGCTGAAGATTATGCGGAGTACAAGAAGATGTGCGGAGAGGTTAAAGGTCTACTCATTGCACGTTTATACATCATAGACCTACAAGAAAGAGTCAATCACGATGACGATGACGAGTGAGATTTCAAATCTCGACATTACCAAGGCCGTGGATTTATCCAAGATCTTGAACACAAAGCCAGAGGAGAAGGCTAAACAACTTCCCCGCCCATCTGGTTACAGAATTCTTTGTGCTATCCCAGAGATAGAAAAAGAATACGGAGAGTCCGGACTCGTAAAAGCGGAAGAAACTCTCATGATTGAGGAAACCCTGACTACTGTGTTGTTCGTAGTAGACATGGGCCCAGACTGCTACAAGGACGCAAGCCGATTCCCATCTGGCCCGTACTGCAAGAAGGGTGACTTTATCTTGATTAGACCCAACTCAGGAACGCGACTGGTCATTCACGGCAAGGAATTCCGTGTGATCAATGACGATTCTGTTGAAGGCGTAGTAGACGATCCACGTGGCATCCGCCGCAAATAAGGAGCGACATGAGTACATTTAAATTTCCCGATGAACAGGATGACGTAAAAGTCACAACCGAAGACGATCAAACCGATGAACAGATCATCGTTGACGTAGAAGACAACACGCCTGCGGAGGATCGCAATAAGCCTCCCATGGACGAGAAAGTCAAAGAAGAGCTGTACAACGATGAGCTCGAAGACTACTCTACCAAAGTTAAAAAGAAGCTGATTCAGATGAAGAGGCTGGCTCACGAAGAACGCCGTGAGAAAGAAAACGCTTTGCGCGAGCAACAAGAGGCTATTGCTTTTGCTCAAAAGATGATGCAAGAGAACAATCGTCTTAAGTCCAACCTAAATAACAGTGAGAAGAACGTACTTGCTACGGTTCAGAAGGCTGTAGCTATGGAAATGGATGCGGCCAAGCGCGCTTATCGTGAAGCCTACGACTCTGGCGACACTGATAGAGTGATGGAAGCACAGGAAAAGCTGACTCAAGCAACGCTAAAAGCCGAAAAAGTAAAGAATTTTCGTCCACCTGCTTTACAAGAGGAAGAAACTCCTGTACAAATGCAGTCACAGCCGGCACCACAGTTCCGTCCTGACCCCAGCGCGCAAGCATGGCAACAGGAAAATCCATGGTTCGGAGAAGATGAAGAGATGACCAGCTTGGCTCTCGGGCTCCATGAAAAGCTCAAGCGCGAAGGTGTTCAGGTTTCATCACAAGAGTATTATCGAAAGATAGACGCCACAATCCGCAGGCGATTCCCAGAGAGATTTGAGGAAGAAGCGGAACAAAATGAGCGCCCAGTCGCTCGCAAAAGTTCGGTCGTTGCACCGGCTACAAGGTCAACTGCTCCTAAGAGGGTTCGTTTGAATCCGTCTGAAATGAGCTTGGCCAAAAAATTAAATTTAACGCCCGAGCAATATGCCAAGGCGAAACTCGAAATGGAGGCCTCTAATGGCTGAAAACAGAAAACCGCGTGAACTTGAAGATAGATTGATGGCTGAACGTCCTAAACAGTGGCAGCAGGCCGAACTTCTACCTGAACCAGACAAGCACCCGGACTATTCGTATCGTTGGATTCGTGTTGCTAATCTGAACACAGCTGACCCCCGTAACCTTTCAAGCAAATTGCGTGAAGGCTGGGAGCCAGTTACTTTAGAAGAGCAGCCAAAATTTAGACTGTTAGCCGATCCAGCTAGTCGATACAAAGACAATGTTGAAATTGGCGGGCTGTTACTTTGCAAGACGCCGAAAGAATTTGTGGAACAGCGAAATGCCCATTTTGCTAAACAAACACAAGCTCAGACGGATGCTGTAGACAACAGTCTCATGCGTCAAAGCGATCCGAGGATGCCACTCTTTCGAGAGAACAAATCTTCGTCTAGCTTTGGTAAAGGTACTTAATTAACTTAGGAGTCTTAAATGGCATATCCTACAGTCTCGGCCCCTTACGGTCTTAAGCCTGTAAACCTAATAGGTGGACAGGTATTCGCAGGCGCAACCCGCCTGATGCAAATCGCAGAAAATTATGCGACTAGCATTTTCTACGGTGACTTGGTAAAACGCGTGTCTGATGGCACTATCGAAAAGGACACTGGCACGACAACTGCCACGCCTTGCGGTGTGTTCTTAGGCGTAAGTTTTACTAACGCTTCAACTGGGCAAATCCAGCAACAACAGTACTATCCAGCTAGCCAGCAGATCAAATCTGGCACGCAGATTTTTGCAGTTGTTGCAGATGATCCCGATACGCTGTTTCAAGTAGTCTCTTGTTCTGGAACCACAACCGTGGCTGGAATGGGCATTTCTGCTATTGGTAACAACATTGCTTTGATTCAAAACGCCGGATCTACCACCACTGGTAACTCCAAAGTGGCTATTGATGAAGGCACTCAAGCTACTACCAATACGCTGCCTATCCGCATCATTGATGTGGTTCGTGAGACAGCAACAGGCGCTGATACATTTGTTGAGTTTATCGTCAAGATCAACGCAACTATGCACCAGTACAACAACTCTACTGGCGTATAAGGAGCATAAATCATGGCTATTTCACGCGCACAACTACTTAAAGAGTTGCTTCCCGGTCTGAACGCTTTGTTCGGTCTGCAATACGCAACATATGATCAAGAGCACAAAGAGATCTACGAAACTGAGACATCAGAGCGTAGCTTCGAAGAAGAGACTAAACTCTCTGGCTTCTCTGCCGCACCAGTCAAAAATGAAGGCTCTGCCATCAGCTATGACAATGCACAGGAAGCATGGACAGCTCGATACAACCACGAAACCATTGCTTTGGGCTTCAGCTTGACTGAAGAGGCTATCGAAGATAACTTGTATGACTCATTGTCTGCACGTTACACGAAGGCTTTGGCCCGTGCTATGGCTTACACCAAGCAAGTTAAGGCTGCCGCTGTTTTGAATAACGGTTTCAGCGCTTCTTACACTGGTGGTGATGGTGTCGCTTTGTTCTCTAGTGCACACCCCTTGATCAGTGGTGGCACTAACAGCAACATTCCTACGACCCCTGCCGATTTGAACGAGACTTCTTTGGAAGCCGCCGTTATTCAAATCTCTCTGTGGACAGATGAGCGTGGCTTGTTGATCGCAGCTAAACCCAAGAAATTGGTTGTTCCTTCTTCATTGCAATTCGTTGCTACTCGCTTGCTCGAAACGGAACTCCGTGTCGGCACAGCTGATAACGACATCAATGCAATTAAGAACAACGGTTCAATCTCTGAAGGTTACTGTGTAAACCACTTCTTGACCGATACTAACGCTTGGTTCTTGACCACAGACGTTCCTAACGGCATGAAGCACTTTGTTCGTTCACCCTTGGCTAACTCCATGGATGGCGACTTCGATACAGGTAACGTTCGTTACAAGTCTCGCGAGCGTTATTCTTTTGGCTGGTCAGATCCATTGGGTATGTTCGGCTCTGCTGGTGCTTAATCAGCGGTAAAGAAAAAGGGGGCTTCGGCTCCCTTTTTTGTTGCATTGTATTTATTGAAGTGGTATAAACATATTAATCCGGGCTTATCCGGTGCATTAGACAGTCCCGGCTGACGACATACAGACTGATGCACTTAACTTGTATGTAAGGAAAAATCATGGCATCGACCACCTTCTCCGGCCCAGTAACGTCCACAAATGGCTTTATTGGCGCAGTAACTGGCAATATTACTGGCAACGTCACAGGTACTGTGACAGGCAACGTAGACGCAACCGCAGGCTACATTCAGCTTCGCACCGCTACAACTACACAAATTGCTGACGCTACAGATTCTGTAAATACTTCAGGTAAAGCTGCAGGCACGATTGTGTTCAATACTACTTTGGGCACTTTAAAAATTGCTACAGGCGCTACAGCTACTAGCACTTGGGTGAACGCTGACGGCACTACCGCTGTTACTCCTTCCTAATCAACTCAAGGGGCTTTGGCCCCGTTTTTAAAGGAGCTTGATTATGATGCAGACAGACGTTAAGAGTGCTTACGTATCGGCTACGGCTACAGCCTTTAGCGGGAGAACCCGTTTAAAAGGTGTTGTTGTAACTCCCGGCTCTGCCGCAGGCACTGTGGTAATAAGAGATGGGGGCGCAAGCGGCACAGTGGTATTTTCTACTGCGACAACCGCTGCGGGAACTCCCTTTAATGTAGTGATACCCGGTGAAGGTGTTCTTTGCCTAACTGATATACACGTAACTGTATCCGGTACTGCAACTACGGCAGTGGTGTTCTATGGCTAAGAGTCCGGCATGGCAGAGGAAAGAGGGAAAGAGTCCGACTGGTGGCTTAAATGCCAAGGGACGCGCCTCCGCCAAAAAGCAAGGCATGAATTTGAAACCTCCCCAGCCGGAAGGAGGCTCCCGGCGCGACTCTTTCTGTGCGAGGATGGGCGGCATGAAAAAGAAACTAACCAGCGAAAAGACGGCAAAAGATCCAGATTCACGGATTAATAAAGCGCTGAAGAAATGGAAATGTTAAGGAGCAAACATGGCTGATTCACCAACACTCAAACGCAACAAAATGGGCACCGTCATGGAGGCAAGCCCTGATGATTTGGTAAAACTATTGCTTGGCTCAAAAGCCGATCCTGCTGATAGCCCAATGGGGTCAAACAGACGTTCACCAAAAGAATTAGCTCAATTAATTGGTGGCGATGCAGCTCTTGTAGAGGGTCGAGCTAAGTTTGAGCCAAAAGATGGTGGCCGTGAACGCGCGGCAGCTGCAAGTCGCTTAAGGCAAGACTCAGATAAAGGCCAATACGCAGTTCCAGGACAGGGTGATCTTGGCCAGTTCCTCAAAAAAGGCGGTGCTGTTAAGAAGATGGCTGCTGGCGGATCTGCATCTAAGCGCGCTGATGGCATAGCCCAGCGCGGCAAGACTAAAGGCCGGATGTGCTAGATTTCAATGTAGTATGGTCGAGCATATTAACACTGTTAATATCGCTTTTAGGGTACATGATGAATGAGAAGTTCAGAGAGCTGGCTCGCATCACCATATTGCTCAACAAAACCCGTGAGGAGGTTGCCCGTGATAATGTTACTCAAGCAGAAGTTGACCGCATTACAAGTCACATTGACCAACGCTTTAACAAGCTTGAAGAAAAGATTGACCAGCTTATTCGGCAAGGGCGATAATGCCAAGCAAGAGTAAAGCTCAACGTAATTTCATGGCGGCGGTGGCTCATAACCCAGCGTTTGCCAAGAAAGCAGGCGTCCCACAGTCTGTGGGTAAGGACTTTAATGAGGCCGACAGGGGCCGTAAATTTTCTAAAGGTGGCGATATGAAAAAGATGAATATGGGTGGATACGCAGACGGCGGTATGCCTATGAAAGACGGTAAGCCTGCTTTTGTTGGTGACGGTAAAGGCAAGATGGCTAAAGGCGGCATGGCACATAAAGACGTCAAAATGGACAA